ACGGACAATGTGCTGGGAAACCGGCCGGATGTATCCATAGAGATGGGTATCACGTTGTACTGATAGGCACGACACAATACGCGGCACACCGCCTTATTTGGAAGATCATGACGGGCGAAGACCCGGCCAAAACAATTGATCACAAAAACGGCAACAGCCTTGATCACAGGTGGACCAACTTGCGACCTGCGACACTGGATGAGCAAAATAGAAATCGTGGACGACATAGTAATAACAGTTCGGGGATAGCCGGAGTATTTTGGTATAGGGGGAAATGGGAAGCGCGCGCCAAAAAGAATGGCATTCAATACTACTTTGGTAGATTTGACACCATCGACGAAGCGGCCGCTGCACGCAGCGCCGGCGCTCAGAAATTGTTTGGGGAATTTTACCGACATCAAACTTGAACCCACTCGGCGCCGGTAAAGGTTATTTCCACCCAGTTGTAGTTGTAGCCCATAGTTAAAGTGGGCTCACCCTCGATATCAGCACCGCCGATAATTGTAATCGGGTACGTGCTGGCGTTACCGGCGATGTCCTTAATCGTCAGGGTCTGCCCCACCCCCGGCGTCGGTGGCAGCGTAATCGATATTGGTGCAAGGGTGTTGTTGTTGACGTAGATATACCCAGCCGCGCCGGCAGGCAGCTCGGTCGTCTCGTAGAGCGGCTCAGACGGTACAGAGGGCATATCAGGGGGTCCCGGTGCGGGGGAGGTGACCGGCGGCGGCGTTACCGAGACGACGATATCGACTTGCTTTGCCCGGCCAGTACCGGCAATCGCCAGGAACGACACCAAATACGATACACCGGGGGTGCCGGATGCCAGCATCAGTGACACGGTCTTACCCGACAGGATCGCCGTCTCGTCGAGGATCAGCGGAAAATCATCGACTACATCCAGCGGCTCGCTGGCAAACGGGTAATCCACCTGCCAGCCCCAGGCCGCCTGCCCCGGCAGCGCGGCAAAATTGGACAGACGAGTGATCGTCTCGTTACGGTCAAGCCAGCGCTTAAAATCAAAGAAGTACTTCCGCACATCGATGTGTTGTTTCTGGGAGTTACCCAGGACACCAACGTTTTCAGACACTCGATATGTTGTTGGACCGCTCAACTTTTACGTCTCCCCCCGGCAAAATAAGGGAACCGCCAAGACGATCCATCGGTATATTGCATCGCCGCGAAGGAACGCGCGTGGACAATCCCAGCACGAAAGCGCCTGCCATAAAACGTCGCTAATTGCGGCGAACTGTAGGATTTACCCGGCTGTCCATAAAGACCATACAACGTGCCTGATTTAATATAGTTAAACCATTGCGACCATACCAACGAGCCAACGTCGGACAGAAAATCTTTTGGCTTTAACGCCAGCCACGCTTGCCCGGTACGGCGTGCATCTATCGGTGGTGGAGTTAAATCACGCAACAATGCCGGGGGTTCAATTTTACCGTAGTACAATCCGGTGTAGTTCAAAATCCAGGCAACGTCCCAGTCGCCGTCGAATGGATTAAAATCGACCCAGCTGACCCCCGGCGCCATCTGCCAAAAAACATGCTCCCGCCGAGTCGTCGACTGGATGAAAAATTCCTCGATACAATTCCATGCCGCTAGCTGCACCTGGGTATGCGGCACGTCGGGCAGTTCAGCGTAGATGTTAGAGTAGAGACGGTCGAAATTATCAGGCTTGAGCGCCTGCGGGCTAACCACCTGGGGCTTCTGGCCGCCGGCCAGCGCGACCCCAGCTTCATAGGCCGCCGCGAACAGGGTGGCGCGCTCGGGGGCCGCCCAGGGCTGACCCGCTTCAGCCAGCAACCTCGCGAGAACCCCGCTTCGTAGCGTCTCCAGCCAAGTCTGAAGCAACACGTCAGGCACTTGTGCCAGACTAAAAGGCTGCAAGGTGACCAGCGCGTTCCCGCTGGCAACCGTTGGCTCCAAGGGAATTATTCTATCAGGCTGCTCGACCCGGTACTGGTCGAGCCCGTAGACTTCCACCACCTCGTTGACCAGCCCGTCGGGCGAGGTCAGTTGGATCTGGGTGTCGGTGTCTGCCAAGGACCAGTCGACTGTCTTGCGAAACCAGCCCGATCGGCCGCAAAAATCCTCGATGGTGTTCCACGCCAGCATTTGGATCTGGGTATGCGGCGCCGTCGGCACCTCGGCAAAAATGTTCGCGTAGAGCCGGTTGAGCCCGTCGGGCTCGCCGATCGCGCCGGACACCACCTGCGGCGCCTGCATCGCCGCCTGAGCGACGCTGCGCTCGTAAAGTTCCAGGAACGGCGCTGCCAGCTCGGGCGCGCTGTAGGGCCGCCCCGGCTCGGTAAACAGCCGGCCCAGCGTCCCCTGCAAGATCGCGTTAAACCACTGGTGAATAATGGCGGCAGTGTCGGGGGCATCCAGCGCCGTCGGCGTCACCGTCACCAGCGCGGTGCCGTCGACAGTTTGAGCCTGTAGCGAGAACAAAGTCGCCGGCTGCTGTATGCGATACCGCGACAACCCGTAGACCTCGACAACCTGTTTGATCCGGGTACCTGCCGGGGGGGTTAGCTCGAGGGTGCCGTTAGCGGTCAGGGTAAAATTGACGGTGCGACGGTAAAACCCGGAACGGTGGGTAAAATCCTCGATCGTGTTCCACGCCGCCGCAGCAACGTGAGTGTTTGCTACCCCTGGGATCTCCGCCGAGACATTGGCGAAAATCCGGCTCATCGCGAGAGGGTCGGTGTTGTCGGTCGCTGCCGGCGAGACAACCTGCGCCGCTTCGAGCAGCGTGCGCGCAACCTCAGCCTCGTAGAGCTGCATATACGGCGCAGCCAGCTCAAGGTTCGTGTAGGGCTTAGACGGCTCGGATATCAGCCGCGCCAAAGCGCCGACGCGTACTATCCGGTACCATGTCTCAAAGATAAAAGCCGGGGTCGCGTCGAGGTTTGCCGGGCTCAGCGTCACCAACGCGGTGCCGTACATGATGCCGGCCAGCGAAAACAATCGGTCAGGCTGCTCAATGCGGAACCGCTCGGGGCCGTAAACTTCAACGATCTGGCGGACTTCACCCTCGTCGGACGTTACCGTGGTCATACCGCCGCCGGTATCGATCCCCCAATAAACTACCCGGCGAAAACACCCAGACCGAACACAGAAATCCTCAACCGTATTCCAGATCGCTGCCCGCACCATCGGCTCAAGCGTACCCGGCAGCTCGGCCAGGAGCCCGTCGATTAGGCGGTTCAGGGAACCAGTGCCCTCGGTGCTAAGCATCAGCTTGCCGCCCCCAACAAGCCCGTCGTGAATTTATTCAGCAACGCCACGGCCCGACCTTCCGCGGCAAACTCGTCCTCTCGCAGTTCCGACCGGCCGACGATGTAATTAATACAGAGGGGGTAAAACACTGAGTCGAGCGGGAACGCCGCCGCCGTATCGTCGGGCATCACATATTGCGGGACACTGACGCGCAGCCCTGTCGCGAGAAACGCATCGGGGCGTTTCGCACGAACCTCAGCGAGAGCACTGTTGAACGCCTGGATCAGATCCGTGTCCGAGTACCGCACCGAGCCGGTGATCGGGACGACATCGTTGAGGATTGCTCTAGCGTCCGACAGCATCCGCCCGATGGTGGGCTGCGTCGTCAGCATCTAGGTGCCTATAAGATCTATAGTTACCCGCGCACCGCATAAAGCTCCGTAATTGCGATGCCGTCGAGCACTTTCGCCCCATAGACCTGGAGGCCGCGGAGCAAGGTGCCAAAGGTGCTTTCCGACCGCAGAGTTTCCACCTTGCTGATCTGACTGGCGAAGGTGAGCCCGTGCGGGTGCCCGCCAAAAATACGGGTCGCACTGGCCGAGCCTTCTGTTGCCGTCGGGAGCAGGTTGGACGAATAGAGCGTGAAACGATCGATCATCCCGAGCCGGCCGTTTCTCATCAGAGAAACACCATCACCGGAGATCGATGCGTTACGCAGATCCGATTTTTTCACCAACCCGGCGACCCACGGCGGGACCACCAGCCACCTCCCCGTTTCGGGGATGTTTTGTTCGTCCAACACGGTGCCCATATCCACTATGGAGTCGAGGATGTTGGTCGCGGTCAGTGCTACCGGCGCACCGGCGGCACCCAGGTTAAAATCGGAAATCCGACCCGCGGTAGCTCCCTTGTTGTTGGCATCGATGCCGGCATCGATCAGGCCGAGAACACCGGTATCGACGGTGATCTTGAGCTGCTCGCTGGCGTCGTCAGCCCACATCGACAACAAGTTCATATCCGCTTGGCGTTCCATCACGTCGTCAAGTACCAAGTTGAAATATTTGGCATAGTCGATCGTGAGTTCAACCGTCGAGGACGAGGGACGGTCGACCGTCAGCGCCATATCAAGCTGATAATCTTTGATGGTGATCGTCGGCTTGGTGCGGATTTTTACCTTGTCGCCTTTGTTTTGGATCTCTCCTTCGTAGTCGGTGTTGGAGATAGCGGAGAGGACGGTGGCTGAATAGAATTTTTCAATCAGCTTGCCCGACCAGATTTCAGGAACGAATACGCCACCTGCCGCTGCACCTGAATAAGCAGGACTAGCGGCTGCCCCCGAATACGGGGTGCCCTGGGTAACAGGCATAACATAACTCCCTCAGAAGCGCGTTTACTGGAAGACGCGTCCCTCGGAAGCAGCAGCTAGGATATCCGCCTCGATGCGGTCTTTATCCGCTTGTCGGCTTCGATACACACCACGCTGCACATCCCGATAGAACGCGCCGATTTCTCGGTTTGTCCACATGCGTCTCTCCGGGGAAGCGCCGCCGTTTGTACCTGAAGCCGCTGCGCGGCCGGGTGCAGCCAGTTCTTCAAGTCGCATCCGACCCGCCGGTGCAGAACCATTCTGCATGGTATGGGGCGGTACTCTTGAAGCTGGCGGAGCGGTATGCTCTGCGAGATACGTTTTAAAAAAACGTCCAGTGCGGTTCGCATCGCCCTGGCCGTAGGCTTCACGGAGCAGCTCGAGTCGAGGCCGCGCCGAGAATTGGTCAATCTCCGATAGCCATTGGAGATAACGAGGATCGTCGTTGAGCTGGCGCCACCGGCCGGCAAGGTCGGGGTCCATATCCAGCTGTGACATCACTGAATGCTGGGTCAGCGATACATCGTGGCGTTGCTGACCACCCTTGAGATATTCAACCTCGGCCCTGAGCTGGCGTACTTCCTCGCTCGCAGCACCACCCACCCAGCGCGACACCGCCTGCGGGAGATCATCTCCCCACATCTCGCGGTCTTCGTCGGTGATCTGGGGGGCGGCTGGGGCTGGTGGTGGCGGAGGTGCAGGCGCCGGGGCGTTCTGCATCGAGGTGATGAGGTTTGTCAGATTGCGGATCTGACCGTAGAGCTGCGGCACCTCGGCGTCGTATTTACCCTGCAGGGTGTTGAAGCGCTGCCGCCAGCTCTCGTCCTCGGGCTCGCGCACCGGGGCGCGCTGATCGTCCAGTTCTTGCTGCTCCGGTGGGGACGGGGGCGTCCCGTCCC